ATGGTGCTTTTATAGCGGCTAATAGTGCAGGTGTTTATGCTAATGCAGCCTTTGCAGCTGCTAACATTGCTGATATTAAGGCCACATCTGCTGGCATTTATGCAAATGGTGCTTTCATTCAAGCAAATACCGCAACCAATAATGCTTTATCGGCCAGTAATTATGCAAACGGTGCATTTACGGCAGCTAACTCTGCAATCACTTTATCAGCCGCTACCGATTTAACGCAGAATAATTCTATTACAGCTGCTTTCAATCAGGCAAATACAGACTTTACAAATTTATCTGTAACAGCAGGAACTTATGGTAATTCAACACATTACGGTGTTGTAACAGTAGCTGCTAATGGTCGTGTAACATCTGTACAGACATATCAAGTATCTGTTGTGGAACAAGATCCAAATGCTCTCGCTTTCGCAATCGCTTTAGGATAAAAAAATGGCAAAACCAACCACAAGAGCTGAGTTTAAGACTTACTGCCTACGTAGACTAGGTTTTCCTGTCATCGAAATTAACGTAGATGATGACCAAGTTGATGATCGTATTGATGATGCGCTTGCATTCTTTAATGATTACCACTATGATGGTACAGAAAAGATTTTCATGAAGCACCGCATTACTCAGGAAGATATTGATCGCCGTTGGATCCATTGTCCAGAGGCTGTAACTTTTGTAACAAATGTATTTCCTTTTGATGATTCTAATTCGTCAATCAATATGTTTGACTTACGATATCAATTGCGTTTGCACGATTTGTACGACTTTACATCGGTGTCATATGTGTCATATGAGATGACAATGCAACACATTGCAACATTGAATATGTTGTTTTCTGGTAAGCCACAATTTAGATTTAATCGCCATCAAAACAAATTGTTCTTGGACATTGATTGGTCAAGTGACCGTGAAGTTGGTGAGTATGTAATTGTTGAATGTTATCGCAAGTTACAACCAGATTCAGTTACATTAACTGGTACAGTTACTTGTACCAATACATCCAATACTGTGACTGGTACTGCCACAATATTTGACCAAGAAATTTTAGAAAACGATGTGCTGGTTATTGGTGGCGAAGAAAAACAAGTCAGACACATTTTATCACCAACAGTATTAACTCTGTATAGTCCGGTTTCATCCAACAAAACATCTGTGTCATTAGTTAAGACTGGTTTATCTGATGTTTGGAATGATAGATTCTTAAAGAAATATGCCACGGCTAAAATCAAATATCAATGGGGCAGCAACCTAAGTAAGTTTGCTGGCATACAAATGCCTGGTGGTGTCACACTTGATGGTGTAAGAATTATGCAAGAAGCACAAGCTGAAATTGATAAGATAGAAGAAGAAATGTACACAATGAGTAGTTTGCCTAGTGAGGTTCTTGTAGGATAAAAATGGCAACAAATGTTTATTTTAATCCATTCCCACTCAATCAGATAACTTCCGAGCAACTGCTCGTTGAAGATTTATTAATTGAAGCCTTAAAAATTTATGGCATGGATGTGTTTTACCTCCCTAGGTCTAGTGGAGATGTAGTAGATTATATCTATGGTGAAGATTCGAATAAACAATATACTTCTGCATATCCAATTGAGTTGTATTTGGAAAATGTTACCGGCATGGACGGTGAACAAGATTTTATTTCTAAATTTGGTTTAGAGATTCGTGATGAAATAACACTATTGGTTTCTCGTAGAAGGTTTGCTGCAACAGTACCGCAAAGTAGGCCAAATGAAGGTGATTTAATATATGTACCTCTGATACAAAACTTCTTTGAAATTACTTTTGTAGAGCACGAAAACGATCAAGCAATGTTCTATACATTAGGCCGTGGTCGTGGTGCCAACGTCTATGTGTATGCATTAAAATTAAAACAGTTTGTATTCTCCAACGAATTGATATCTGTTGGTATAACAGAAATTGATAATCAAATCAGAGATGCTTATCCAAGAACACGAATTTCATTGATTAGTGGTAGTGGTACTTTTGTAAATGATGAGATTGTTTATCAAGGTACCAGTTTGGCTAATGCATCCGCACAAGCTGTTGTTTACACATTTGCCAAAAATACACACATTGATATAATTCGCACACAAGGAACCTTTGTATCTGGTAATGTACGTGGTAGTACAAGTTCTGCAAACTGGGTTATTAATACTATTTCCGATACTGCAACTATGAATACCGCCTTTGAAGATATTGTTGATAATGCTAGAATTGAGGCAGAGTCTGATGGCATTATGGACTGGACAGAAACAAACCCATTTGGTACCGATTAAATATGCTAGGTCAACCACACTTTTACAATAGAACCATTCGCAAATTGGTGGTGGCGTTTGGCTCTTTGTTTAACGATATTCAAGTTGTTCGTTATAACAAAGATGTTAATAAAGCAGGACAAATTTTTAAAGTGCCCTTGTCATACGGACCAAAAGAAAAATACCTAACTCGTATTACTAGTGATCCTGATTTAACAAAATCTATATCAACTCTTGTGCCTAGAATTTCTTTTGAAATGACAGGTATGACATATGACCCTAGTAGAAAAAAAATGTCTACTATTCGAAACTTTGGTCTAGATTCAAATAATAGTTTAGTGACACAATTTGCACCTGTACCGTATGACTTTGATTTTTCATTATCAATCTATGTAAGAAATACTGAAGATGGTACTCAAATTATTGAACAAATTTTACCATTCTTTACACCTGATTTTACTGTGAGTGTTAATTTTATTCCATCGCTAAGCCAAAAATATGATTTGCCTATCAAATTGGAATCTGTATCAACAAATATTGACTATGAAGGTGAAACATCAACCACTCGTTTGATTATATGGGACCTGACATTCACACTCAAGGGTTATATTTGGCCTCCAGTTAAATCCAATACAGCTCAAGGTTTAATTGGTACATATAGTACATCAGCATCTGCATATGGTTTTGCTAAATCAAATATTTTCATTGATACAAATGTGCGTGATTCACAAAAAGTTTATGTGAACTATGCAACTGGTAATAATGTGTTTACTACAGGTGAAACTATCCGTGTTGAAGACAAAGACATTACTGGCAGAGTTGTTTATTTTAGTAACACAGTTAGTGGTATTTTGGTGTTGAGTGATTTGAGTAAACTAATTTCTGCAAATGATGTGGTTACTGGCGACTATTCGCAAGCTAAATATAAAGTAACAGCTACTGAAAACTCTTTAGTATTGGCTTCTAAAGTTGTAGTACAAGCAAACCCATTAAACTCTGCAGCAGATGACCAATATGGATTTACTGATAACATTACTGAATGGCCTAATACTTTGATATGAACAAATTGAATCAAACTCTTTCTGAAGTTTTAGATGTTGAACCTATTGGCTCAACAGAACTTCTTCCTGCAGCACCAGTTACTAAGGTTGATGATGATGCCGACTTTGCTCGTGAGAACATTCGTACCTTAATTGAAAAAGGTAATCTTGCTGTTGACGGCATTTTACATGTAGCAAAAGAATCTGAACACCCAAGAGCATATGAAGTTGCAGCCAATCTAATCAAAAACTTGTCTGATTTAAACAAAGACTTAATGGAAATTCAAAAACGCAAAAAAGATTTGGCGCCACAATCACAAAGAAGTGGTGATATCAATGTTGACAAGGCAGTATTTGTTGGATCAACCACCGAACTGGTCAAGTTTTTAAAGAGTAATAAATAAGGAATTATAATGGAACAATTAATTCAACAACTCAAAGTAATTTTAGGTACCAATTTTGGTCTTTATCTAAAATCTCACAATTACCATTGGAATGTGGAAGGAAATGATTTTCCACAATATCACCTATTCTTAAATACTTTTTATAATGAAGTATTTTTACAGAACGATTTAATTGCAGAGCATATAAGATATTTGGATGCATATGCACCAGGTTCATTTAGTAGATTTATGGAGTTATCCGCTGTTGAGGATTCTACAACGGTGCCAGATCCATTAACAATGATGATTACCTTAAAAGATGATAATGACAAATACATTATGCAACTTCGTGCTGGTATTATTTTAGCAGAACAAGCTGGTGAACCTGCGGTGTCAAATTTCCTACAAGAACTTTTGGGTGCTCATCAAAAGAAAGCATGGATGCTACGTAGCACTATTAAATAATGTCTGATGCTGGCTACTTAGGTAATGCAAGTTTAAAAAAACTTGGTGTTGAAATATCATATACAGAAGAACAGATTGCAGAAATTGTAAAGTGTTCTAATGATCCAGTATACTTTATTAGAACATATGTAAAGATTGTCAATGTCGACCATGGATTGGTTGATTTTGACATGTGGCCATTTCAAGAAGAAATGGTGCAACAGTTCCATGAAAATCGATTTTCACTATGTAAAATGCCACGACAAGTTGGCAAAACAACCACAACTGTTGGTTACATGTTGTGGAGTATACTATTCAATATAGATTATAAGGTTGCAATTTTAGCTAACAAAGGTTCTCTTGCTCGAGAAATCTTAGGTCGATTGCAATATGCCTACGAATATGTTCCTATTTGGTTACAACAAGGTATCAAAGTATGGAATAAAGGTAACATAGAACTTGAAAATGGTTCTATGATTTATGCATATGCGACTTCTGCTTCTGGTGTTCGTGGTGGTACATACAACTTAATCTTTCTTGATGAGTTTGCTTTTGTGCCACATAATATGGCATCTGAATTCTTTCAATCAACATACCCTGTTATTTCATCAGGTAAAACCACAAAAGTTATTATAGTTTCAACGCCCAACGGCTTGAATATGTTTTATAAAATGTGGACAGATGCTATTGAAAAAAGGTCAACTTATAAGGCCATTGAGGTGCATTGGTCTATGGTTCCAGGCAGAGATGAAGCTTGGAAAGAAGAAACTATTAGAAACACCAGTGAAGAACAGTTTAGAGTGGAGTTTGAAACTGAGTTTATTGGTTCGTCTGCCACTTTAATTTCTGGTGTTAAACTAAGGGCTTTGACATTCTTTAATCCAATCCATTCAGAAGAAGGTTTGGACATATATGAAAAAGCACAGCCTGGACATATGTATATTTGTACAATTGATTGTGCAGAAGGTGTAGAACAAGACTATTCTGCCATTAATGTTATTGATGTGACGCAAGTTCCATATAAACAAGTTGCCAAATATCGTAATAATAAACTGCCTTTATTGTTTTTTCCAACAATCATATACTCATTGTGTAGAAGATATAATGAGGCCTATGCTTTAATTGAAACTAACAATGTTGGCCAACAAGTCGTTGATATTCTACATTATGATCTGGAATACGAGAACATATATAAGCTAGAACACCATCACATTAAGGGACAGTCAATTTCAGGTGGGTTTAAACGATCAACATCTTTTGGTATTAAAACAACCAAAACTGTTAAGAAAATTGGATGTGCCAACTTAAAAACTTTAATTGAAGCTGATAAGTTAATTATTAATGATTTTGATACCATCGCTGAATTGACTACATTTGTCAGAGTAAGAGACAGTTATCAGGCAGAAGAAGGTAATAATGATGATTTAGCTATGGGTCTGGTGTTATTTGCTTGGTTGGCGGCACAAACATATTTTAAAGAAGCTACTAACATTGATATCCGTAGATACATGTTGGAAGAACAAAATATGCTTGTAGAAGAAGACTTGGCACCAGTTGGAATCATAGATGATGGTCGCCGTGAAGAAGTCCTGGTGGACAGCGGCGATGTGTGGACTGAAAGAGGCTATCTATCCTCAAGATTCTAAAAAACTAAATAGAGTATTAATTATAAATATAATTGACCCAATAACAATAAGGAGAAATCCATGGCATTTCAGCTATCACCTGGGGTAAATGTATCAGAAATCGACCTGACTGCAATCGTCCCTTCCGTTGCCACTTCAATTGGCGCTTTTGCTGGACAATTTGCTTGGGGTCCAGTTGGTGAAGTCATTACCGTTTCTGACGAGGTTCGCCTTGTCGACCGATTCGGTAAACCTGACTCTACAAATTATGAATACTGGTTCTCAGCCGCAAACTTCCTAGCTTACTCAAACAACCTTAAAGTAGTTCGTGCAGCTAACACTACTTCAACATTGAATGCTACCGCTAACGGTACAGGCGTGTTGATTAAAAACCAAGATGATTATCTTGATAACTATTCCATTTCCGATTCTGGTCGTGGCATTGTTACTGCAAAATATGCTGGTGATTTAGGTAACACACTTCGTGTTTCTATTTGCGCTTCATCTGCTGCTTACTCATCCAACTTAACAGTTACAGATTCTCTTAGAACTAATGCTGTTGGTTCTAGTGAAACTACTATTAACATTAATGGTAATGCCAATGCTGCAGCTAACTTGCAGTCTGGTGATTTAATTTCTGTTGACGGCGGCACAACTTATATCCGTGTTGCATCTGTTAATGCTACTGCAATTATTGTTGCATCTGCACCAGGTGTTGTAACTGTTAATACTTCTATTTTACGCAAATGGCAATATGCCGACCAATTTGGTGTTGCACCAGGTACATCTGATTACGCAACTGCTGCTGGCGGTTCTAATGATGAGATGCACGTTATTGTTGTTGATGAAGATGGTAAATTCTCTAACGGTGTTGCTAACACAGTTCTTGAAAAATTTGCATTCGTTTCAAAGGCATCTGATGCTAAGTTTGGCGATGGTGCTACAAATTACTATGCTAACGTATTGAATCAACGCTCACGCTATGTGTGGTGGACTGCTCATGCTGCTGGCAATTCTGGTTGGGGTACTGCTGCGGCAGGAACAACATATGATGCTGCCAACGGAATGAGAAATCCTACTTACCGCTCATTAGCTGGTGGTTCAGATGGTACAATTACTGCTGGTAATATCAATACAGCTTATGGTTTGTTTGCTAACCCTGATGCAGTCGATATCTCATTGATTGTTTCTGGTCCAGGTAATGCAACTGTTGCTGGTTATTTGATTTCTAACATTGCAGAAACTCGTAAAGACTGCTTGGTATTCTTGTCACCAACTAAAGCATCCGTTGTTGATAACATTGGTTCTGAATCTGCTGCAGTTATCACATATCGTGATTTATTGACTTCATCTTCATTCTCTGTTATTGATTGTGGTTACAAATACCAATTCGATAAGTACAATGATGTGTATCGTTGGATTCCATTGAATGCTGACGTTGCTGGTACATGTGCTCGTACAGATATTGAACGTGACCCATGGTTCTCACCTGGTGGTTTCAACCGTGGTGTAATCAAGAATGTTGTAAAACTGTCTTGGAATCCAACTAAAGCTGAACGTGATAACCTTTATGTTAAAGGTATTAATCCAGTTGTTACATTCCAAGGTGAAGGTACTGTTCTATTCGGTGACAAGACTATGTTGAGCAAACCATCCGTGTTTGACCGCATCAATGTTCGCCGCTTGTTCATCGTGTTGGAGAAATCTATTGCTAAGGCTGCACGTTCTTCATTGTTCGAATTTAACGACCAATTCACAAGAGCACAGTTTGTCAATTTGGTTGAACCGTACTTGCGTGATGTTCAAGGTCGCCGTGGTATTACAGACTTCCGTGTAGTGTGTGACGAGTCTAATAATACCGCTAACGTGGTTGATTCAAATCAATTCGTTGGAGACATTTACATCAAACCTGCACGCTCAGTAAACTTCATTCAACTGAACTTCGTTGCTGTTCGCACCGGCGTAAGTTTCACAGAAGTTGTTGGCCGATTCTAATAAATAGAGAAAACAGGAGAAATTAAATGGCTTTTAATGTAAACGAATTCCGTTCCCAATTGATTGGTGACGGCGCCCGTCCGAATCTTTTTGAAGTTTCGTTGCCGTTCCCTGCGTTCTCTGCGCCAGGGAATGCACAGGCTAAAACCACTTTCATGTGTAAGACTGCAC